GGTACAAGATATATTGAAAATATTCTTACACATTTTGGTGTAAGAAGTTCAGACAAAAGATTACAAAGACCAGAATATATTACTGGTGTAAAAAGCCCAGTAGTAGTATCAGAAGTATTAAATACAACAGGACAAGATGGAGGATTACCACAAGGTAACATGGCTGGACATGGAATAAGTGTAACAAGCGGAAAAAGTGGTTCATACTATTGTGAAGAACATGGATATATTATCGGTATTATGTCCGTAATGCCAAAAACAGCATACCAACAAGGTATACCACGTACATTTTTAAAAACAGATTCACTAGATTACTTCTGGCCAACATTTGCAAACATTGGAGAACAAGAAGTTGCAAAACAAGAATTATATGCATATACAGCAAATGCTAACGATACATTTGGATATGTACCACGTTATGCAGAATACAAATACATGCCATCAAGAGTAGCAGGAGAATTTAGAACATCATTAAATTACTGGCATTTAGGTAGAATATTTGCAACAGAACCTAGTTTAAATAGCGATTTTATTGAATGTGATCCAACAAAACGCATATTTGCTGTAGAAGATCCAGAAACAGACGTATTATATTGTCATGTATTAAATAAAATTAAGGCAGTTAGACCAATGCCTAAATATGGTACACCAATGGGTTTATAATGTCAACAAAATGTATAACACCTTATCATGTACAAGACAAGTTCACTGGAAACTACATACCAGTGCCATGCTCTAAATGTCCCCCATGTATGAAAAGGAGGACTAGTGGATGGAGTTATAGATTGATAAAAGAGGGCGAACGTTCTAGTAGTGCATTATTTGTAACATTAACATATGACACGGAATACGTTCCAATAACTGAAAAGGGATATATGAATTTAGATAAAACTGATATACAAAAATTCTTTAAAAGGTTACGGAAACTATCCAAAACAAAAATAAAATATTATGTATGTGGAGAATATGGTACTAAAAAGATGCGCCCTCATTATCATATAATATTATTCAATGCCAACAAAGAACATATACAAAAAGCATGGATATTAAATAACAAACCATTAGGTTCAATGCATGTAGGACAAGTCAATGAAGCAAGTATAGGATATACTTTAAAATACATGACTAAAAAAGGTAAAATACCATTACACTATAACGATGATAGACAAAAAGAATTTAGTTTAATGTCAAAAAGACTCGGTGATAATTATATAACAGAAAAAATGATTAAATGGCATAAACAAGATTTAGAAAAACGTATGTATGTAAACATACCAGATAATAAAAAAATAGCAATGCCAAGATATTATAAAGATAAAATATATAACGAGTTAGAAAAAGATAAAATAGCAATGTATTTAAAAGACATTGCAGAAAAAGAAACAGAAAAATTACAAACTGAATTAGGAGAAACGTACGAAAAAGTAATGGTAGAAAGACATATAAACCAATTTAAAAAGATGTATAAAAATGCTGAAATAGGCAGACAATATGAATAAATCAAACTTAAAAAGATACATTATGAAAGTTAAAAATTCGTTAAATTACGATTATTTAGAACAAAAAGGAGAAGTTAATACTTTACCTTCCATGACAATACCAGATCAAACAATGTCAATACGTACAATTGTAGATAGATATACAAGAGGATTACCAGTATCCGCATTCACCCCAGTATATGAGGGTGAAGACTTTTATATGCCAGATCCAAAAACATTAGATTTGGTAGATAGAGCAGAGTTACTGGAAAACGCAAAACAAGAAGTGGAGAGCCTTAAGTCTCGCCAATGGAAAGAACCACAAGATGTTGAAAACACTGTGGAAAACTTAAAAAACGACGTTGAAAAGACACCAATTTAACATTGGTGTCGTTTTCAGCGTAAGACAAGCGAAGCGCGTCAGAAACAAAAAGCACTAATATTCCTTGATATATTAGTGCTAATTGACACTAAAGCAAAAAAAAGAGCTATATTTATAAAAAAAAGGTAACGCAGTGGACGCCAAATAAAAAAATAAAAGCGATTAAATAGCTAAAGTCAATTAAAAACTAAAAAAATAAAAAACATGCCAATACCATTAGCATTAGCAGCAGCAGCAATACCAGCAATAACAGACCTGGTAAATAGCGGTAGTACATTATATACTAACGCACAAAATAGACAATTCAGTGAAAAAATGTATGATAGACAAAGAGCAGACGCATTAACAGATTGGGATAAACAAAATACATACAATAGTCCAAGTCAACAAATGCAGAGATATAAAGAAGCTGGGTTAAACCCAAATTTGATATATGGGCAGATGTCTAATTCACCAGCAATTAGAAGTACCGATATGAAACATCCAGATTTCGTAGCACCAAAACTACAAAACACAGGACAAGTAATGAATAATTACATAGATCTAAAATTAAAAGAACAGCAATTATCAAATGATAAACAAGCTGGAGAACTATTACGAGAACAAACAAAGGGAAAATCACTTGAAAATCAAAATGTAATAGATCAAACACCATATATAGCAGAAGAAAGATTTCAAAGAAGCAGATTAACGGGTAAACAAGTAGATAGTATTATGGAAGACATAAGCAATAAACAACAAATGAATCCGTTATTAAGAGACAAAGTAAGTAACGATATAAAAACAATGACTCAAAATAGATATTATCAAAATTTAACAACACCTCAACAAATAGCAGTACAAAAAGCTACAACAAAATTAATAGAAGCAAAAATATCTGGTCAAGATATAGAAAATTTATTTAGAAAATATACATATGATTTACAGAATAATTTAGGTTTAAATCCTAATATTATATCAGATTTATTAAAAATAGGAGCTTCATCAATATTAAAACCAAGATAATATGAGAATATTTTGTATATATTATAGAGGAATGGTTATAATTAAAAACCAAACATTAGAAAGAGCATTAGAACTATTAGAGCGTTCAAGCGCCTTAACAATAGGAATACAAACAAATAACAATTAAAAAACCAAAAAATGAAAAGAGGTTACAAAGGCCGTCGTTCGTACGGCAGAAAAAAAGGTGGCTATAGGTCATCAAAAGTAAAAAGAACTTATTATGTATCACGCGGTGGAATCCGCCTTTAAAACAAATTAAAAATGGCACAAAACCTTTTCAACAGCATTCAGCTGAACAAACCAAAAAAAAACGTCTTCGATTTAACGCATGACGTAAAGTTATCAACAAATATGGGACAATTAACCCCCATATTAACATTAGAATGTGTACCCGGAGACAAATTCGATTTATCATGTGAAAGCCTTATTAGGTTTGCACCAATGATAGCCCCAGTAATGCACAGAATGGATGTAACAATGCATTATTTCTTCGTACCTAATAGAATATTATGGAGTAACTGGGAAAAGTTCATTACAGAACATAATAGTGAACACGTAGCACCTTATATGGCATATACAAATGGTGATTATACAGCTATGCAAAAAAAATTCATGGATTATATAGGAATTCCACCAGTACCAGTAGGAGGAGTAAGTACAAATGTAAGTGCATTACCAATGGCAGCTTATCAATGTATATATAATGAATATTATAGAGATCAAAACCTACAAGCACCAGTAGATTACAAATTAACAGATGGTAATAATAATACAGATGCTGGAGATAGAGAAAGATTAACAACATTAAGACAAAGAGCATGGGAACATGATTACTTTACAGCATCATTACCTTTTGCACAAAAAGGAGCAGCAGTAGATATACCTTTAGGAACAATAAGTGGTGATACAAGAGTTACATGGAATGCAGACGAAGTCCCAGATACATATAATCAAGCATTAGCACATAGTGGATATTATGGAGATAATGTAAATGTTACATTAAATAGAACTATACCACAAAATTTATCATCACAAAGTTTAGTACCACCTTCAACCAGTGCATTAATTGCAAAAACTAGTGAAACATCAGTTGATCCATCAACAATTAACGACTTACGTAGAGCATTTAAATTACAAGAGTGGTTAGAGAAAAATGCAAGAGGCGGTACAAGATATATTGAAAATATTCTTACACATTTTGGTGTAAGAAGTTCAGACAAAAGATTACAAAGACCAGAATATATTACTGGTGTAAAAAGCCCAGTAGTAGTATCAGAAGTATTAA